AAGTAAAACCTGAATATTGCAAACCTGGAACTCAAATGTTGGATAGTTCCAAGATTGCGCATATGGCTAAGGATCAATTTCCTGATTACGCTCTTTTCACAGTCGAAGAACCCCGTTACAAGGAAAATACGACTGGTGATAAGTTTCGTAGTGGTAGATCAAGGACCATTGTTTTCACTCCACGTGAATTCGAGGGTAAACCTCTTATTGATGTGGATATTAAGACTTTGCTCCGCTTTTTGAAAGCTGACTCTGAGAAGCATTTTGCTCATCAGAGGGCTTTCGTTGCTACCCAGGAAAATTTGGTCGATATGCCATTGTGTGAGTGTGGTCTTCCCGTAGGAATGTGTGATACATGCGTTTTGGATTCACAAGCTGGTATTCCGAATTTATCTGAAGTTGTGGAGTTTCTTTCAGCTTTGGAAATTCGCTTTATTGCTTGGTTGAATGCATTTTTGCGCACGCTCATTACTTCACGTATTGGATCATTTATTGTTGCATATCTGATGCGCAATAAGTTGAGGGAAATCATCTTGAATAGTATTGGTTATTATGCTATTTGTATTGGTATGACTCTCGCGTATGATGCAGTTGTGCATGTACGTGGATCATGGATGATTTTACTTTTTACCTTATTGTACATTAGTTACATCGGTATTAGGTTTTATTTGATGCGTCGTGCTGTGATTAAGAGGTTTGCTTCCGTTCCTTTGCCATCTGAATATATCAGGAATATGAGTTGGTCTTCAAAGTTGAAGATCATCTCATTCCTTGTATCTATTGGTGTGTGGAAAATTTTAGTCACTTTGGCTAAGAATTGGAAGAAACTTCCCACTGCTCAAGCAGCGAAGTCTATTGTTTTGAAACCTGACGCCAAGCCGTGGCAGAAGGATACGGAATTTTGGGATGTTCATGCTCGCGAACGCCAATATCTTTATGGAGACGCTGGTGCTAGCGAGAAATCACGTACTATTTCAATGGATAATTTTACAGAATTAATTGCCAAAAAGTTAATGGTTATCCAGAAACCAAGTGGAGAATTTTGTAATGTTATTCCTTTGAAAAGTAATGTGCTTTTGGTTCCCAATCATATGGTAACTTCTAAAACACAATATGTGACACTTACTAAGATTGGAGGTCATATTTTCAAAAATATGCCATTGGATGATACAGTAGCATTGCGAGTACCCGGAACGGATTTCGCTGTGTGGTATTGTCCCGGTGCTGGTTTGCATCGTGACATTATCGATTATTATCCTAAGGATATTGATGAA